TAAATGTCGAGTAATGCATGAATTCTGGCAACCTTCTCAAATTGAGCACATGAATAAAAATCTTCTGGTTACCCAGAAGCAAAAATCTCATGCACAAGATTAGATTGGGTAACCAACGAAGTTTTAACTCCGTGTTGCGGGCTCTCGCAACGTGGTCTGTTTAGGGCTCTACAGGCAGCGATTTTGCTGCAAACAAAATTGGAGGGCCCAAATAAAAGAAAAGATTAAAATCTTCTCCAGCTGCCACCATCCGTTGTATGGTAGGCAAATTTGTGGTGTTATCCGCGGCTATTCCAGCCTGTCGAGTAATCTCAAAATACGTCTTGCCGGGCTGGATTTCTATTGCATCATTGTAACTTGCAGTCACATCAACTGCAAAGCGCGGCAAAGTCTTCGCAGGTGCAAATTTGTAATTGGTGAAAAAAGGAACTTCTGCAGATATCATAGGATTGATTTCCGATTGAGTCATAGTCGTTCCAGACATACCCTCATTGTCTCTCATTCCACCATAATAAGTGCCTCGATCTGTGGCATTCCAAAAATCCTGAGCAGGTGAAGCATTGATATAATTGGCACAAACACCTGTGCGCCAAGACAAAGTCGTAACTCCACCACGATAGAAACCCTGTGAACCTCTGGCAAGATCAGTAATAAGTGTTTGTCGTAATGTACCTCTCCAACCCCCAAAGGCAAGTGTCAAATAACGCAGGGGAGTGAAAAATGCAAAATAAAACAATCCGTTGCCAGCAACAGACAAAATATCAAAAGTTCCACCATTAGTCGTGACCACAAACATAGGTTCGGCAGGCATGGCTTCACGACCAGATCTGACAAGAATAGGTGAATTAACTGGCAATCCGGACTGACCAGCCTCTAATGAAAATGGTAAATACTCGGAAGTAACATATCGTTTCACCAATTGCCGAAAAGAGACAATATTTTCACCGAAATAAAAATCATTCAAAGAAACATCCTTCGACATAGGTCCAAGTGCATCCAATTTTATGGATATGGCAGGAGCAGAATCTGTCCGTTGAGTTTCTTCAGGATCAGAAGCTGAAACAATTTCTGCTTGAGGGTCAGGAACACGAACATCCTTAGGAAATTCAATAGACGATGTAAGCATTTGATTTAAATATGTACTGCATGGTGCAGCAACCTGAAAATCTTCACCTGCAGACACAAACACATTCACAGAAATGTCGGCGTCTATGGTATCATCTGGAACAGATAATTCGTTAATGACATATACTGACAACACACCATTGCCATATGGCAAAGTTGTGGACGAATATGTGAGTGCAGAGGTAGAAAACATAACGTCCTGAGCAACAGGTGTCCCACTATTTGTGGGAAAAACAGGAACGTGCTCCCTATAAGCGGTCGTTTGACCCCAACCAACATCAATCGTGAAATCAGTTGTGTCAGAAATATCAACAATAGTAGTATAATTGGTATTAGTCTCAAAATTAGTTGTTCCACTAACATCAGAAACAGGATCCCAAGTTATAGCCAACCTACCCTTATGGTATTTGCTACAAACTACTTGAAATCGATACTTCATGGAACCTCTCCAGTATTCAAAGGGCATAACTGAAAAAGCACATGCTGGCAAATGCATTTCGGTATTGCGAATTGCACGAACAGCAGGGTCGACAACTATAGAAAACAAACGATTCTCAGAACCTGCAGTAACACCCCACGCAAAGGTAGTCAAATAAGACTCCCGTGCTGCAATGCTAGAAATAACCATCTCATCTTCTCCGGTCAAATCGACAAGAGTAGTATCAATGGTTGTTTCAGATTTTGGATCCAATGTCAACTTTGTCACCTCATCCAGCCCGCTTGAAGTTGCAAAATTGGATTTAACGACCGGTCGTACATTCATGGATTCCAATTGAGGAGGATTGGAATAACCATAGAGAGATGCAATTTGTCCTGCTGCAGAAGCTGCCAATGATGTAGCCTTTGCAAAGGTTCCAATGATAGGTGCTTTACCAAAAAGTTGAGCAACTGAAGCCACAGAAGTGGCAACGCGTGAAACTGGACCCTTCGTATATTCAGCTTGAGGAACAATCCCACCAACATCAACCTGAGTTGGAATTGAAAGGTGCATATCCTCAGCCCATGCGTACACAAGTATATGCACAGGAGAAGTTTTGTCCAAGGCATGCTTCAATGGATTGAGTGTAATTGTATCAACTCGACCCAATTTGTCAAAATCAGCAGCAGGGAGATCAATTGCGTTTTCATACCAGAAAAATGGCAAGATCAAATCCCCACCCTGTGAATTGGTAGGATCAATCAGAACATGAGGTCGCTGAGATCCAGCAACAGCATCTTCAGTGATACCCGCTCGCACAACAGTATAACCATCATCATTAGGCAATGGTTGATATGTAAACATCAACCTACCATAATGAAATGGAGTTCCATTTACCATAATCTTAAGATGCAACTTGCACCTCATCAAACGATAATTGGAAATACGATTCAAAACACGAGGATTGTTGAAGAAAATGGACCACGGATCAAAAGATGTGTTGACTGTCCCATTGACATTCCACAAAACATCAAAAATTTTTATTGGTCTTGCGAAGAATTTATCCAATGGTACATCATCGGGAAAAGAATGATCTGTGAGAGGATCAGAAACAACGCCAACATCCATGGCATAACCAGGGTGTGTGTCCTTGAACTTGACTGTCTGCATCTCAAATTCTCCCTCTGCAGGCATAGTCTTTTGAGCCAAATCATTGTGTCCCCGATCGGCCTGGGGAAGTATATCATCGATATGTACAACATGTATATATGAATTTGATGTAATAATACAAAACGTCTCATCCGAGACTAACGATTTATCCGAATAATCGCTAAAGGGCCAAGTGAGCATTTCTAGACTTCGTGTTTGCTCTAAACACCTTGAATTTACAGGAATTTTTGCTACGTCTTTAAATTTTCGAGTTTCCACTTTTCGATACGATCGTCAAATGGAACTCCAACAGCTGGAATAGGTAGACGTGCTCTTCTACAGACCTCTTCCATCTGTTGTTGCCGTCTATTATACACATCTCTTCCATGTGCGAACCATTCATGCATCGCGGTCTCTATGCATGAAGCTGATACCTGACGTGGAGTTTGAACTTTTGATTTCAAATTGACATGAAGTGATTTAAAAATCGAATCTTCATCCAATGCGCCCACAGTAGTGTCAATTTCAGGAATGTAAACACTAGTGCGTTTCAAAAAATCTGCACGTTCTCGTGGTAAAAAACGTTGAGACTCACCACTTTTGTCAGGCAAAGTGATCTTCATGCCGAACTCAGCAAGAAAATCACGATAGGATTCAAAATTGAAATCCCGAAAAGAATGATGTACCGAACCATTCAAATCATCTCCGTATGTCGTCATTGCGACACATTCACGAAAAGGAGGAGCTGAAGGATAATGATGGAAAAAACCCATACGCGTATAAATCGAATTGGCACAACTGTTCAAATGGACAGTGAGATTGTGTCCAGATGTGTTCATGCTATACAACATGATCATAGTACCATTCCAATCCACCAAAGGGTGAACAATGTCAGTCACCATCATTTTCATGACATGAATGTCATCTTCAGTGTATCCACCAGATGCTTCAGCCAATTGTATGAACAACGACCACACAAAATGTGTAAGTTGAGAATTCATTCGTGCATCATATTTACTGTAGTCTAAGGCCAAAACCTCATCTTCAGAGTACTGCCATGCGTGTTCCATCAAAACTTCCCACTGATCAGACATGCAGTTAAGGCCAACTGCACACTCAGATTCTATGGGATGAGTAGAAAGGAAACGCACAACAGGAAGAAAATATTTGCGGATACACAAACTCATAGCAACAGCAGAGCACTGAAAGACACGCACCTTTTCAGGAAGTTCCCACTGACCATCAGGATTTTTAACCATCGCAGTAGGTTCATCCTTAAGAGTGGCACTTGTGACTGGATATGCTCTTTCACCGCGAGACCATGTCTTCAAAAGACGATCTCTCTCAGCAATCACTATTTGTGATGGAATTCTGTCCAAAAGTTGACCGTCTACCACAACATCCTCAAAATACTTGTGCTTTTTGCCAAAGAGTGGAAAACCCATACTAGTAGACATTGGCAATGCATCCAAAAAACGAACTCCATCACAACCCATGATAGATTCTTTGTCAGTCAATGGTTTCATCTGCCCCACAATTGGTATCAAATCATGTAACCAATCATCCCCAGCTCTCCGCATAAGATTAGGAGGAAATGGACGGACTGGTTTAACCACATATTCAAGAGTTGCATTGTAGGCTTTCCAGTTGGGCTCTAAACGAGGGCCCGCCCATTTACAAGGCACCCCACACACATCAGTAATATGATCACTGATGGGGGATTTAGAAACAGTGGTTTTTTGTTTTGTACGCAGTGCAGTAGATCCCAATACTTCTACATTGGCCTCCGAATTCATCGTCGAAAAAATAGAATGAGGATGAACATTTGGAGACGAAATGAGTGTCTTCCCATATTGAGTTTGTGGTAAATCTGTTGCCTGAGCAAGACTGTAACAACCTTTTTTGTCTAGAGCATGAACCCATCTGTCAACATCAGATTGCAAAATAGTCTGCATAATACCCAAATGAGAAGAGGGTGTGCCTCCAATGTGAACGCCAAGAATACATGGATCTTTCCCATCGACAATGATAAGACCCATACATGCCCCACTCTTTGCGAGGGATGTATTGTAAGAACCACCGGGCAAATTTGACCTGTATTTGTGCGCCACTTTTCCACACGTTACTGTAATGGCATCTGACAAAAACTCTCCTCCCTTACGAACAAGCAATGAAGCCATAGATGTTCCCTGTGGATGATTCCTTGGAAGCCAAGCCCTGCGATCTTTGAGATCTGGACAATTGGGTACAAAAATTGCAACACAATCAAGAACATCATCAAAAACTGAAACAGTGTCATCTGCCCGGAAAGTAAACACTCCGCCAGGTTTATTAGATCTACATACCTCAATCTCCAACTCCTTGATTCTCCTTCCACCCAATTTATTCTCTTCATAGAAAATGTGAGCTGGCAAAAGTGCCATACCCTTACGAGGAAAGAAAATGTTACATTTCATTGTTTTATCTCCTGACCGAATTGTCGCAAAAAACAAATTGTTCCGTGAAAATGCATTGACCATGTCCTGAGATGCTATTGAACGAACAGCCGCATCGGTCTCAACTTTCAATCCAAGATGTTGAACCAAACTTCCTAACCAAGAAGGCTGACTATCAACATTTCCAGGGGTGATAGTTCGTGGGTGCACAATTGTCGTCTGAGGTTCATGACGCTGACGATTCCAAAACTGCAAGGCTTTTAAACCAATAACCACTGCTGCAACTGCAACACCAGTCTTGCACCAATTACTATCACGCAATTGGCGTGCATATTCGGGCAGAGCGTCACGACGTGTGACATATTCAGTTCTGAGATGTTGTATCCTAGCACTATAAATGTACAAAACTCTATACCAGATGCCCACCAAAAAGAAACATGGATACAAAGGCGACAAGCGATGAAAATAACCGCAATATCGCTGATACAAAACATAAAACAGAAACCATGTGTACAGAACAGACCAACAAAATATGTTTCTTGTGGAACGGACAGCCGCAACTCTTTGCCATTGATCGACTAACATACGAAAAATACGCGAGTCAGCCAACCACTGAGGAGTCAATGCGATAATGACGGGAGTAACAACATCATCCAGTGTGTTTTCAAGTTCATGAGCAAGCTTTCGAGTCGTGTATTTCCGAACTGGACTGAAACCAACAAAGGAATTAACCAAACTGACAGGTGCAAAGAAACTATCAAAATAAGATCTAACACCATATGAAGCAGCATCAGTGATGATACTCCGCACAATGTCAAAATCAGCATGTGGCTCAACAGTCGGCTCAGAAACAAACTCAACACACGTGCAAATTTGCTCAGGCAATCTACAGTGTTGACATAAACACATGTCATCAAGCAATTTTGCATTGGAAAGAACTTTTTCTTGCTGCATTTTGTGATCCCTGGACAAATACGAAACAAGTCTGAGATATTGCGCCAAAGTCAATTCAGATGTGTCGAAACATTCTCCATCCTTGAAATATTTGAAAGTTTCAAAATGATATGTTGATTTGCCATTGGGTTGTGTACAAACAACAACTTTTTCCATTTGGATATTCCAGAAATCACTGAAAGGCCCTCCATTTTTGACCTCAGGATGGTTCTTGTCCAAAGAAACACCATTTGAATCAGAATACTCATCCTTTACTTTGACTCGCACAAAAACAAAGCGGTTAAGAGCCGCTGCAGGATAATCAGAAAAATGATGAAAGTTCAAATCATGAAAATTTGAAGTCGCAACAGCAACCTTGTGCTGGAAAAAAGTCATGCCTTTGGACTCCAAATCTGCTTTGTTTGCACACAATGGAACTCCGTTGTTTTCATGGATGATAGCAGCAGCTTCAGATTTCTCAACAAATTGAGCTTTTGATGCTCCAACATCATCATAGAACAAGCCTAGAGTTGATGACAAAATCTCATTGTCATGTTTTTGATCCCAATTACGCGTTCGTTGATACTTGATCTGCGTATCGAAATCCATAGCACCCAAAGCAATTTTCATGGTGAGTTTTGCAAGTCCTGTTTTACCAACTCCGGTCTCCCCAGTCAGTGCAAAACATGCTGGAAAAAACCTGGTTGTAGCACTTTGATGGTATGAAACGATTTTATTCTTACATTCCATCAGAGACACCAATTTGTTCTGAAGCCACAAAGCTGTGGGGGCCTTGTGTCTGATATTTCTCAATCTCTCAGTCTCTTTAAGACACCAATCAACTCTTTCTTCGTAGACTTCAATTGTGGTTTCTGTATAGTTACCAGCAATAACTTGAGACAAACGAGAAAGAACGAAATCGCAATTCTCATTGTATTGCTGGACTCGCTGGGATGAAAACAAAATGGGCGCCAAGCTTTTCTGTTGAATAACTTGATACCCAGTTTCACAAAACCATGAAAACAATTCAACGCAGCAATCAATTATATCGATCGCTTTGTACGCACGCTTCGCAGCTTCTATCTTAACTAGCTCAAATCCAAAAGGAGACCAAACAACTTCTTTGATCGAGCAAGCTGCAACAGACATAGCAGCAGAAATAAGCGTAACAATACGGGGCCACAAATCATGTTCGCGAATGATTGACCAAGCGTCTTTGAATGAAAATGCAGCTTGGGGAGACACATCTTCTTCGGTTGCCCAACGCATTTCCTCCACAGTGGACAAAACCAATTTGAGAATGGATTCATTTGTGTGCATTTTCACACATGCAAGACAAGCAAGGGCAAATGAGTACACAGAATCACTATTGTACGCCTGGAGGGAAAAGATGACAATATTCTCAATATGTGACATCATACATTTGACGTCAGGAGAAGACTCATCGGAAACACTGAGGATGTCACCAATGTTGCGAAGCATACATGATTGTTCACGTGAAATAAAAGATGGCAACTCTGATGCATCAGAAAATTGCCCATCATCAACTTCATATTCATATGCAAATGATTCCGTCATGGGATCCGTTTCAACAACATATGCATGTGGCTCGTGGGAATTTTGTGACCTACGTTTAGGAAAACGCGCAATTGCGTCCTCCATTTCGCCAGGTCTCCATACCCGATTGTTGATCTCATGTCTACGGGCAGGAAAGTACACGCAAAGATCAAAATAGCGATGCGCCAAGATCATCTCGTCAATGGTACGAGCTTCTCGTACAGGAACACAAATGTGATCATCTTTAAAATCCCCACATGCACGACATCTGTGATACGTAGTGCGATCCAGAAGATTTTTCGGCGGTACGTCAAGCCGCTTATATCCCACAACTTTGAAAGAACACACGTGATCTTTCTTGGGACAATGACAATGCCCACACAAGTATTGTGTGTGGGCATGAGGCAAAATCTCTTTCTTGAGATGTTGACGATATGACCTTTTCTTCACTTCACGAAGATTGAATCTCTTGGATGATACAGAATACTGCACTTTACGTTCTGTGAGTCCCGGATTCATCTCAAAGAACTCACTTGGGGGAGGGGAATGATATTGCCCCACAAACTTCTCAGAAACTCGAGTGACACCAGCTTCAACAAGTTTCCATTCCTTCATTTTTGCAAGCTTAGTAGCTGCATTTCGAATCTCTTCAGATTCATACTGAGAACTCTTTACTTTAGAGTCATGGTGGCTTGCCATACCACTCTCAGAATCAAAGCCTATTTGTTGTTTTTGACCATACTTCTCTCTCGAAATTGAACTCATATTGTGTTTAAAAGAAAAATAGGCTAATGACGCGGATTATGCTTAAAATGCAACAAAATAAACGTAAGGCTCTTCTATCCACGCACAGGAAGCGTGCCTCTTGTAAGAGTAACATTGGTATTGGTCGGGAAAACAACACCCTAACACAGCGGTCACTGTGCCGAACCAATGAATTACGATGGAATCGTTATTGCGAGTGCAGAGCGGAATCTGCAAACTCTGTTTGCTCTCTCGAAATCGTAGTACTATCACCTCACCGAACGGAATAAACTCGGACGGATAGCTCTAATCAGAACTCATTGGAAAATCATAGGCTCATATTGATAATAGTTGAAAATAGCAGCCAAAAAACGCCTGATGATACATAATGTTTGCTAAGTGCAAGCACTTTCAAGTCGTGACAAAATATAACATCAAACGCAATCTTAACTATTAACGTTTCTACTAATCTACAGAACAAAAGACAAACTATAAATTTTGAAACATTTGCAGAATATAAAACACTACCATGAAAATTCTGCTATAAGGTAGAAATGATGGCCAATCAAACACAAAAGTGTCAAAACGGATAAAAAGAGGAGTGCCAAACCTCAATCCGAATAGCTAATAAAATCTCTTTTATGATGAAAGAGTAACACAATGGCACAAAATAATTTGTTGGTGGAATGCAAAAGCGGCTCCACTGGGCCAGAAAATTGTTATAACATACTAACCATCTATATGTCTAGCGACAATACATATGCATAATGCACATGAATGTCATGGACAATATAAACGAATCAATACAATTACAACAGCAGAGGGACGTACGTCAAGAGACGCACG